ATAAAAAAAGGTCAAGAACCAGATGTAATAAAACTAAGCAAAGAGCTTGGTGATAAAACATCGTACAACATACATGTTGCAGACCTGTGTCAGCAGCCGTATGTGTTTGACAAACAGTTTGAATCTATGTTAGAAGAATTAGTAAATATATCTAAGTCTAAAATGATATTCAAACATATTGAAAATGTAAACAATATGCTGTCAAACAACGATGAGGTTAATGATGTTATTGAATATATAAATAAGTTTAATAATAAAATTAACTTTAACGAAACCGATAAACAAAAAGAATTTCTAGGACAGCTTACAGACTTTCGTGATGAAATCGCAAAGCGTATGGCTACCGATGGTATTACTGGTATAACAACAGGATACAAAAAACTAGATGACTTCACAAATGGATGGCAGCCCACTGACTTGGTTATAGTTGGTGGTGCTTCATCTATGGGTAAGACTAGTTTTGCCGTATCTCTTGCATACAATGCAGTAATGTCAAGTGTGCCTACTGCTATATTCTCATACGAAATGTCTTCAGTACAAATCATACAGCGTATTGTTAGTATTGAATCAGGCGTCCAACAGAAATGGATGAACCAAGGTGCATTAGATAGCAAAGAGGTCAATAAGATAGATAAAGCTATTGGCATAATAGAAAATGCACCATTGATAATAGATGATTGCAACAACACATCTTTATCATACCTAATGGCTAAAATCAAACAGTATGTACATAGTGAAAAAGTTCAAATGGTTATGGTTGACTACCTTCAGCTTGTATCCGCAAGCACAGGTAAGTCTGGTAATCGTGAACAAGAAGTAGCTAAAGTTGCAAGAGGTTTGAAAAACCTAGCTAGAGAGTTAGGTATCTGCATAATTGCTTTGTCACAGTTAAGCAGAGGTGTAGGCGTACGCTCTAACTCAAGACCAACCCTATCTGACTTGCGTGAATCAGGTGAAATAGAACAAGCTGCTGATGTGGTGGTTCTATTATATAGACCTGAATACTATGGCCTGTATGAAAATGAAGCAGGCGAATCAACTATGGGTTTAGCAGAAATTATATTTGCTAAAGGCCGTAACATAGGCGTGGGTCAAGTTAACCTAAAATTTATACCCGATCTAACAAAGTTTGAAGACTATGAAGAAAACTGATTGGATATATGTAATGATATTTCTGTTAATATCTATATACATAATATCTATATCTATTTCATTCGTAGCATCTATACTTGCACCTATAGCGTTAATAATCACAGCGTTATGGATTGGCAACAAGGTCTACGACTGGATCAAAAATAACAACAAATAGTTGTTAATAACCAATTAATATTTTATATTTGTAGATGCCAAAAAAGAAGTCAAAACTTGACAAAATCTACGAAGAAGTTGCCTACAATACAAATGAAAAACCTACACTAGTAAAAGGTGTTATTAAGGATGCATTTGTTGAAATAGGTTTATTTCTACTAACCAAGAATGCTCCTGTTATGATCAGGAGATTTGTAAAAATTGTAAAAGCAATTCGCACAACAAAACAAATTACCAAAAATTACAAAGATTATGAAACAAGAAAAAATTAATTTTAAAGACCTAAGTAAACACCTACCTTTTAAATGGAGAGTACAATCAGCAAGATATGGCAAGGCAAGTTGCGTAGCATATATAGATGCGCGTGACGCACAAGACTTGTTAGACGAAGTAGTTGGACCAGGTAACTGGGCTACCGAATACTATGAAGCTAACGGACTACTAATGTGTAAAGTCGGCATACTTGTTGACGGGCACTGGGTTTGGAAGTCAGACACTGGTTCTGAATCTAATGTAGAAAAAGACAAAGGACATGCGTCTGATGCATTCAAACGTGCCTGTGTAGCTTGGGGTATAGGCAGGTTCTTGTATCGTCTTAAGATACAACAAATACCAACCAAAGAATATAAGAATAAAGAATACCCATATGCTGCCGAAAAAGATAAAATTATTTTTGATGGCGAAACCTTAACCAAATATATTAACTGGAGAATAGAAAATGGAAAATAATAAACATTTGCTGGACTTAGTAGCATTAGAATCAACCTATGCATTTACTAATAATGACTATACTGACGAATTAACCAATGAGATTATGGATTACTTAAGAAACAAGTTAAACATTAATCCTAACTCAGACAAAGATGATATAATATATAGCCAAATATGGATGACTATATCATTGCACAACAACAAAATCAAAACAAACTTAAATAAATAATTTAATCATGACTTGGAATTTAAATAACACAACAGACGCACAACCAAAAAACTTTAAAAAAGAGTACAAGAAAGTAGAGTATCTAACACAGCCTGGTGCTTACAAAGTAACTATCAATGGTCAAACTGATCAAAATGATAGAGAGGGTTATACTGGCTCACCTTATATAGAGTTTAGTCTATACACAATAGATGGTAAAAAAACTAGAGCTAGATTCTGGGCGCCTAGACCTGGTGATAGCGAAAAAGCTAGTGAGTTTAAAAGTAAATTACTAAAAGAATTTATGTTGAGTGCAGGTGTAAAATCATTTGACAACATGGACGAAGCTCTAGATGAGTGTATAGGTAAAACTATTAATGTATGTATGACTACTCGTGAATACATAACAACTGATAGAGATACTGGTGAACCTATTGTTAAAACAGCTCTTGACTATAAGTTTAGTAAAAAAGCAGGAGAAAACATCAAGTATGATCCAAAGTATAATAAAACACTAACGCCTGAACAAAGGCAAACATTTAATACTTTGCTAGATGAATATACTGGTTCTCCTAATGTAGTTAGTCAGTCAGACGATGACGATAATCTACCTTTTTAAAAAATCGTATATTTGATGCATGAAAATTTTTATACCAGGTAATGTCCCTAGTTCTAAAAACTCAAAACGTTGGACGGGTAAAATGTTAATTAACTCTAAAACTGTTATGAAGTATATTAAAGAAACCAAGGGGTATTACCTAGAGTATAAAAAAGATTTTCAACAATTAACCGAAAACAAAGAATATCCTGTGACAGTATCTTTTCAATTTATAAGAGGATCAAAGCATAAGTTTGATTATATCAATCCAGCACAGACGGTGCAAGACCTAATGGTTAAAAACAATTGGATAGAAGATGACAACTGTGAGTATATTATACCACACTTTGAACCATATAAATATGATAAAGAAAACCCAGGTGTTTATATAACTATTATATGATAGACGCAAAATCATTGTCACTTATTAAAAAGAACAAAGCATGGACTCAAGACATACTTGATCACTATGGTGATGAATTGTATGCTGTTCTGTATTTATTATTTTCAAAAAACAAAAAAGAAATAATATCTAAAATAAGAACCGCAGAGTTAACACTATGTAGAAAAGCATTTTGTAATGCGCTTTGTATACAACATGAATTGCATCCAGAAATAGTAGCAAAATTTATAAATAGAGATAGAACTTCTGTACTGTATTATATTAACGGTCATGAAGCAGACTATGAATATTATAAAGATTACACTATTGCATATGATGCAGTTTCAAATCACATCAATGAAATACTAGATGTTAATAATATCATGAATTTCTATGATGAGAGAACCAAAGAACTCAAACAAATTGAGATAATCAAAACCCGTGTTAATCAATTATCAAAAGAGAACACACAACTTAAACAACAATTAAATAATTTAAAATCAATTATCAATTATGGCTAAAAGAAAAACTCCAAAAGCTAAAGAAACACCTAACACAACTACTACAGTTACTATTGACGGTGCAGAAATCCAAGTGCCTATCTTGGTTTCTAACATGTTGAAAGATCAAAGACAAACCATTGATTACTTAGAACACATCTTGTTGTTGTGGCACTACAAACAGTATGGCCCAAATAAAGATGAAATATCTAAAGATAAAATGGACTACCAAAATGAAATGGCTGCCTTTATACAGCAATTCGTTAAAGAATGGGAGAGCAGAATTAAAGCTTTTGAAGACTTTGATAAAAAAGCTGCAGAAAATGTAGAGAAAGCACTTGACACAAAGGAAACTAATTAGTTACTTTTGTAATGTCTTTCTTATGAACGTTCTGTTCATTTAGTTTTTCATTGTTTTGGTTGGTTGTGCGAATTCCTTATTGGGAGTTCGTACGCTAATCAAACAAACCTAATAATCTGATAACCAGATAAATGGATGAATTAGATAAAATACTAGACAACCAAGAAGAACCAATAGAACAACCTATAGAGTGGTGGCAGTTGGATAAGATAGAATCAATTATTCATCTTTGCCCTTATGATGAACATAAAAAACAAGATATACTTAACAACCCACCAGAAACCAAAGAAGAAGCAAATAAACTTTTAGGGCAGCTTTGGTTTGACCACATACCACGAGATCCAAAAGACCAGTTAGACAAATGGATAAAACTAGGAACACTCATAGATACAATCTAAAAAAGTTAATACCAGGCTATAAAATTAAGCCTAGTTTAAAGGGTAAAACTTTAGTTGCTTTGCCCTTTAGAGTAAAAAATCCAACCGTAGTTGTTTATAAATCAGAAAATTACTATATTAACCCAGGAACTCCTTTGCTACACGAAGAAACTTTTGATGACAAGTTTGGCAGAGATAAAAAATATACATTGTACTATTATGAATATGTAAATAAAAAGAATGATAACCAATTAAAAATGTTTTAATATGTCTAAATACAAGAATCATAAAAAGAAATCAAAAGCTATTCTGCTTGCATTAGCGAGATGGATGGAAGAAAGCGAGTTTGATTATGAAATACAAGATTTAGAAAAAGCTTTAAATGAAGCTAAAGATTATTACAAAAACTATCTTGATATGAAAGAATTACCAAGATACCAACCAGACATACAACACGAATTTTATAAATAATGAGTAGAAAGACAATTGTGTTTGAGGGCGGTGTAGATAACATTCGCACTCTAGCAGACAACAGCCTAAGAGTTTCACTAGGCACACCAGAACTATCACCAGAAACAGTAGGAAACTTATACAGCATACTTAAACAACCAGGGTTTGTTGTATTATCTACACAACCCATATCACAAAAACAAATAGATGCAGTTGAAGCTGCAAGTATTGACATGGAGTTTGATACAAAAACACCAGCACAAAGAATGCGTGCAGTTCTATACAGACTATGGGAACAAACTTCACCTAAAGAAAAAAATGAAGAAGGCACTACACAATATGTAGAGTTTGAATTATTTTACAAACGCAAAATGAATGAAATTATCAACCATTTAAAATCTAAACTAGACTAATGGACGTAAGGACAGAAATAAGAATGGCTTGTGATTCTATAAAAGAATTACTAATACAAAAAAATTTAAACTATGGCGATAGTGCATTAAAGCCAGCTAACATATTTGCTAAAGGATCAGCCGTAGAAAACCTTTCTGCTAGGATTGACGACAAGTTAATGCGAATTGCTAACAAAGGTTTAGATAAAAATACTTTAGATACAGTAGACGATTTAATAGGATATTTAGTACTTTTGAAAATAGCTATTAAAGAAGAATCGTAATGAAGGTAAGAATTGAAGTAGAAATAAGTGATTCCAATGTAATGGACCCACATGCGGAGTTAGTTGCACAGTTATACGAACAGTGCTATGAATGGATAAACAACGACACTCCGCCTATGCTTCAATTTATTGTTGATGATTCTGAAATAGTAGAAGAATATAACACATCTTGGTATAGTTGGACAGATCAATTTGATGACACTATAAACTAATGGGAGTATTTAAACAAAAAGTTATACACCATTATATAGATAAATATGGTAATGAATGTAAAAAATTAATTTTACCAAAAATTATTAATACAGATATTACTTTTGAATTGCAGTTCGGTCTAACTCCACCAAAAGAAAATAACAAATCACAAAGTATTATTTGTGAATACGAAACACCTAAAGGAATAAATTAATGCCGTATTTTTTTTCACAAAACCTAGAAACTAACTTGGGTCAACAAACTGATTTTAATGCTATAGTTGTTATATGGCCTAATCAAGCAGATAAATCAGGCATGACGCCAGTAGAAGCTAGTGATACATTAACAACACAAATTCCTGTTGTAATTCAAAACAACTTTAGTCCTAGTATTATACAGGCGCCAACACAATCAACTGTTGCGGCAGCTACGTTTTCAGTAGCAGATCCTGGTATTGAGTCGTCTGAAGAAGATATACCAAGTTCAGTAAATCTGTCTGAACTATGATACTTTAACGTTGTAATTTAGCTTAGCTTGTAGTCCGTTATATTCGCTCCAAACAAAAGCAGAGGCTTTTTTAATATTACCGACATATCCTTTCATATCGTGCCACTCATCTGTAGCAGCCATAGAAGAAAGGTTTCTTACTGTTAATCCATTTAACTCTTCAACGGCTTGCATCTTGTAAGCTTTGTTAGTGTGTAAATGACCTCTATGTACCTCAACATAGCGAACATCGCTCCAAACATCTCTATATCGCTGTGACACTATACCTGGTAAGTCATTTAGTTTCGGACCATCACCGTGGTCGTTTATAATTAAATTCTTACCATACTTGTATGATTTCATCATAGACATAGAGTTGTCAACTGTAACGTTTTCATTTTGCTCATAAAACATTTCTAAAGCATCACCTATATGCATCATTGATTCACGATCATGATTGCCTGGTATAACACATACATGAACAGGTGCAACCTCCTGTAAAAAGTTTATTACACTTATAAGCAACTTTCTTCCGTGCCTATATATATCCATGTGTTTGTCTGTGTTAAACTGCGGTGTACCTTTAGTTGTGCTGGGCACAGGCCAATCACCATCTGCGTTAAGAAAATCGTTACCAGCTACAAATAATATTTGATTTATAAAATAACCGCTAGCTCTTTTAAGAAGATGATCAACGGCTGACATCATTCTTTCTTCAGCTATTTTAAGATTATACTCATCTCCATCAATGCCTATTTTACCCAGGTGTAAATCAAATGCATTTATTTCTAACAAATGCGGATCGTCATCCTTGTAACTTGATGGTCTTACTATAGGATTAGGCACATAACCAAAAAGAGGAACCAAGTCTTCAACCAGTTCCTCTCTTATCTTTTTGACATTAAACAGTGGATTTAGTTTTTTTAACCATGCTTTTGTTCTAAACATTGGTATAGTTATTGGGTTTCTTTCTTTATCAAACCCTGTAACTTCATATGTGCCTATATCATATTTATCTACTTCCCAAACTTCTAAGTCTACCTTACAAGCTCTTAATAAATCATCTAAACATTTTACTCTTTCTGAATCCTCACAAGTTACTACTGCGCCCTCTTTGTTTTCTACAAAAGATGTTTTCTCTGTAACCTCAGCAGGTTCTACATCTTTTCTTATTGATCTTGCTACACTTCTAACGTGTTCATAGTTCGTGTTAAACTTAGCTGCCGTTTCAGCATACTTACTGTTAAGAAGTTCTGGATTTTCTAACAGATATTCTTTAATCTGTTTTCTTAAGGGTTGTGTTTTCTCTTGTTTCGTCTGGTCCATAACCTAGTTGCATTAATAATTCTACGTTAATCGGCTTGAAGGTATGGTTTTTTCTTAGCCCTCTTAACTTTGTTAATGCACGATTTATCAACATATCATTGTTAATAATGTCGTTAGGTTCGCCTTTTACTATTACTCTTTCTGCTTTGCGAATGCTCTTATTTTTGTCTTGAAACGTCCACTCGCTTAACCATATTGGTAGTTTTTTAACCATCTTCTGTTAAAATATAATATGGTAAACTAGTGCTTACGCTCATAGCGTATATATAATAACGATCTTTGTTATTAGCGTTTAATTTAAATCCATAGGCTAATGAACCAATAATAGAACTTAATTCATAAAAACCATTTGATGCTAAAGTATTATTTGGCCCCAATATAGAACCAGGAAAAGCTTTAAATCCCGACCACAAACTTGATGGTGTTACAGGAATTTTTTGTAATCGTAATGAATTTTCAACATCAGTTAAACTAGCGTATGTTAAAAAAAACCGTACATCTACAGAACTAACAGTATTGTTGTGTATTGCTGCTCCTAGTAAATTTATTCCTTCTGTACTATCAAATATAAGCTTTGGATTATTAACCCCTATAATACCTGTTTTACCAAACCTCATACCCCCACTTGCTTTTCTAGTTTGCGAAGAAGTTATTTCAAATGGCGTAGAAGATGGTGTGCTTACTCTTGTTGATGTAACAGTTCTAACTGGTTGCGTAGGCGTTAGTCCTCTTTTGCCTATAACACTACCTTTAGTTGCAGGGCTTTTTGTTTTTCTAGTTGCCATCGTAATCTATATATTCTATATAAACCTCTTCACCATTAGTTATCGCTGTTGCAATACGAGGATAAATCCTTTTATACGCATTAACACTTTTACCAATAAACCCATCAGGTAATAGTTGGTTGTTTTCTTGGCTATCGGCAACAAGCAAACACCCAGCAGTATGTTCATCAGTGTTTCCAGTGTGAATAAGTATATACTCAAAATTAGGAACATCGGTAACATGAAGCATACCGCGGTGTATACCAGGATATTTTTTAGTATATCTTTCATGAAATCCACCTTCTTTTCTTAGTTCTATTTTATATACGCCTGCAGGTACACGTGTTTCACCACGCACCTTTAGTGCTCTTGCCTCATCTTCTAACGTGTAAGCAAGGAACTTTCTGCCTATGTCTGTAACCTCAAAAAGCAGACCATTAGTTGAATCTGCTTCTGAGCTAAAACGTAAAACTTCTAATTTCATATTATGCGTCTAACGCATCACATAATAAAAACTCAGCTTTTTGTGCTGCTGTTGCTGCATCCAAGTCTAAGTTAGCAGAGCTATCTCCAGCTCCATCTATATCTATAGGTGAAAACATAGCTTCTCCTGGTTTAAGATCAGCAATGATGTCGCCATCTGGTTTAACAGATATAGCATAATCCGTGTCTACATTTTTAATAAATGCATATACACGATCTTTATTATGTAAAGCTATATTAATTGTATCATCACTTGTTCCAGCTAATACTTGTCCTGCAGTAATTGCTTGACCTGAGGTCTGCGATGCAGAAGTAAAGCTTGGACTAAATGTAAATACTACGCTTCCGTTTTGATCAGTTAATGTAAAAGTTCCACTTACCGATACACTTGATGATAATGTTGCCATAAATATATATTTTAAGCTGCAGAGTCTATCTCAACAGCAAAGTATTCTACTGTAACAGCAGCAGTGTTTGCACGCGCTGTTGTCGTTCCTGTACCTCTAATTATAGTAAATAAAAATTCACCTGGTTCTAATACGCCAATAATATCATTGTCGCTACTAGCTCCATCATAAACTGTAACATAATTAGTGTCATCTAAATTTCTTACCATAACAGCTCTACCGTGTCCAGGCGCAGCCATAATAGTAGCATCTGAACCAGTTGCTACATCAATACGTCCTGACGCAATTTGATCCACACCAGTAATATTTAATGTAAATGACTGTGACGCAGAAGATGTAAATCCAGTAGCAGACGATGCCGTCATACTTAGAGATCCATTAAATGTGTAATTTTGAGCCATTTTAATTTAATTTAAATTCTTTTTACAAAAGTAATAAATAATATTTAATATCCACCACCTCCACCACCACCACTTGTAGTGCTGCTACTGGTGTTGTTATTATTGCTAAACCCTGACGATGGTGTAGCTGCTGCACCGTGTGTAGCGCCACCCATATATCCTACTTGTCCTTGATAAACATGAGTGTGGTATCCTGATAAACCATTAGCAGCTGCATAAGCTAAAGCTTCAGCTACTGTGCTATATAATGGAACGCCACCTATCATTGTTAATACAGCCATTATTTTTCTTTTTTTGATGATCCTCCAAAGAAGAAATCAATTATTGTATTTACTTTAGATGACATTGCTCCAAAAATTGTAGAAATAAAACTTATTTCAAACTCGCCTAAGTCTAAACTTTTAGTTACAAAATAACTAAACATAACAAATGTTATTCCAAAATATGCTACTGTAAATAATGTAGCTAATACTTTTTGTATAAGCGCATCATCTTTATACATGTCGCGTGCAGACTTACGATCTTCTACTTCTTTAGCAAAAGCTTCTTTCTCTGCGTCTAACAAAACTTTACGCAACTGTAGTTTTGCTTCTTCTCTTTCTTTATCAGTAGTAATTACTTTATCTAGTATGCCCTCAGCATTATCAACTACCTTGCCTAATATACCACCCAATAGATTTTGTATCATTTCCCTTGCCCTTTATATTGTTTCTTATAGCCATTTTGACTACGACTTGCATTCTTACTATGCACGCCTGGTCTTTTAGTTCTTTTTTTTGCCGTGTACTTAAACGATAATCCCTTTGCCATCTTTTATTTTGTTTGTCCAGTTTTCATTTTTTTCTGAAAAAATAGGTTTTGCCTTTACTTGCAGAACATTATTTTTTTTTAACTTAAATTTTTGAGCTTGTTCATAGCTCATGTTTCTAGTATAGTCGTAATAATATTTACTCTTATCCATGTTGCTCATTTAATCTTGACATTCTTGCACCACAACAACACATATTCTTGTCAGCCATCTTGCCTCTGTATTGACCACCATGACCATATTTACTTACTCTACCTTTTTCTCTTTTTTCTTTAGCGGCTCTTGCCTTATCTGATTTACTCAATTGACTCCAGGTTTTAGGTGTATCTTTACTAATTCTTTTTGTAGGACGAAAAGTGTTTTCACCCTTGCTATAATCTTTATTACCACGAGGTGTACGCCAGTCTTCTTTAAACCAACGTTTAAGTGCTAAACCTTTTTTAGTTTTACGTACAGCCATATTAATCTAATTGTCTGTACATACCACCGCCTTCGTACTTCATTCCTTTAGCAGCTTTCTTTTTACTTTTATTTCCCCAGTTAGCAGCACCTACTTTACGACACTTAGCCATTGCACCACTTCTGTATGCAGATGTCTTAGGTCCGTAACGAGATACCACTTTATGATAACAAGCGTCTTTTGGCATTACTTTTTCTTTTTAGTTCTATGTACTTTTTGTATATCAAAACTTGCTGTTAAACTACCTCCAGGATGTTTTTTAAAACCGCCTGTAGGGTTCTTCATAAGTTTATAATTATTGTTGCCTTTTTTCATCCAATGAAATCCAGCAGGTGCCTTTACATTTTTCTTTGCCATATTAATCGTGTTGCATTCTTATTAAACCGCCTTCAGAGTGACATTTCCACCTCCTGCGGGCAGCGCAAATTCTTTTCTTTGGAGTCTTGCTACAATTAATATTATGCATTTTCATTTGTCCTTTACTACGAGAACAATATGACTTTCTACGTTTTGCAGCTTTACTACCTTTTTTAACTTTACCAGTAACAGCAGTCTTTAATTTACTTCCTGGGTTAGCTCTCCTATATGCAGCTACACCAGCTCGTGTCATTCCAGCTCCAGACTTTGTAGATCTAAAGTTCTTTTTATTACGAGGTGGCATTTTTTTACGAGCTCTTGGCATTACTCTAGTCTTATTATAGTTCTATTAAACTTAATATTATTATCATCTATAATCAAATGATAAATACCTACATTTAAATACAATGAATTTATATTCTTGTATTCATTAACTAAAGCTCCCTGTGAATTGTACACGTGTACGTTTACAAATTTACTAAAATATATGTTACCTTTTGTAGGGTTTGGATATACATCAGTACTCAAACGTTTATGATTTTGTATATCTGTCGGACCAGACCAACCGTCTGCACAATAATCATATAAATAATCACATGTATTATCCCACTCTACATCACAACAGTATTCATCCACATCTATCACCCATTCAAAACACTCGTTAGGAATATAATATATATCACCAACGTTGCAACCAGCACTATAATAGCACGAACTGTCTGCCACGTTAGCAAGCGGATCGTAATTAACAGCGGTCGCATCAGTGCAGCCAAGCATAGGATAAATACAGCTACCATTATCAGTATTTGCATTGTCATCATAATTAAGTGCTGTGCTGTCTGTGCATCCATAATAATAGGGTATACAATTTCCATTATCAGTATTACATGTATCACAATAATTCCACATAGTTGGGTCAATACATCCAAATATTACAGGCACACAACTACCATCATCTGTATTAGCTAATGGATTGTAGTTAAAGGCTGCGCCATCAGTACAACCTTCAACTACAGGTGTGCACGACCCATCATCCGTATTTGCCAAAGCGTTATAATTAAAGGCTGTACTATCTGTACACCCTAATACAACGTCTATACATGTACCGTCATCTGTGTTTGCTAATATATCATAATTAATTGCTAACGAATCAGTGCAACCATAAGCAAATGGTATACAAGATCCATTGTCAGTATTTGCTAAAGGATTATAATTAAACATCGTCGGATCTGTACAGCCGTATATAAAATCAATACAGCTAAAATCTTCCACATTAGCTAAAGGATTATAGTTTAAAGCGCTCGGATCTGTACAGCCATAAACAAACGCTTGACAAGACCCGTTGTCTGTGTTAGCTAAGGGGTTATAATTAAATGCTGTAGAATCCGTACAGCCAAAAACTACAGGTAAACAATTTCCATTATCTGTGTTAGCATTTACATTATAATTAAAAGCTGTTGGATCTGTGCAGCCGTATACATAAGGTATGCATGTATCAGCCGCTGTAGCT